ATCCTGAATCTGTTTGCTTTATTTTAAAAACTTGATTGTGGTAAGTCTTATATTCAAAGTACATAACCTGCACAGTGTTTTCGTCGTAATTACCCCAACCAGTTATATACTGTCTGTTTCCAGGTGTTTTTTGTATTCTTTCTAACTCCTCTTGTGATATACCAGGAAACTCTTTTTTAAGCTCTGGTATTGTTATAGACTTTACTTCACCCACATAATATATATCTTCAAAGTTTGGATCTTCTGTGTATGAGTAAACCATATAAGCTGGATCTACGTAGTCAACAGTAATTCCTTCAGCTGTATTAAAGTTGGTTTTACCAGCCGCAATACCAATAGTTGTAAGATCCATGTTTAATCTACGTCTTACAAGATCATATTTATTTTGAGCAAATACAGTTGATATAGCTTCTTCTTCTGCTATTTCAATTGACTGCTTGTAACTAAGCTGCATGTGTAGCTCTAACTCTTCTTTAGATTCTGGAACCACAACACTGCTCGGTGACTGATATAAGTCGATACCTAACGTTTGTTTTAAGCCGTCTAAATACTCTTTAGCAACCATATCTTCTTGAAGCTTGCTAGCGTATTCAGTTCTTTTCTTTACTGAGCTAGGATCTTGAGAGTAGGCTTTTATATCATAAGACTTTTGCGATATACCGTTAACTACGATGTCTACAAACTTAGATAAAATAGGTACTGGCTTCCAGTCTAAATTAAGATAAGACAAATCACCATTAATGGATAATTCATCTTTATATTTCTGCACAGGCTGTTCACCTCTAGCGTACAATCTTAACGAATGAAAATTATTCCAATTAGTTAGATATCTATTACCTCCAGTTCGCCCTTGGTCAAACCACTCATACTCTATTGCTTGAGCAACTTGAGTTCCGTATTCCCAGCTAGCTTTTTCAGCGTCGCTTACTACTTGGCTTGGAAAAGCGCTATTGGTGTTAGTGTATATACCCATTTAACTTATTATTTTTGATGTGACACCTTTGTTGTCATATTTTTTAATTCCTAAATTTACAGCTTCTCTTTTAACTGGAGCTGATGGAGCGTATCTATGTTTATTACAAGCCATCAAGGCTAGTCCAGAACTAATAGAAGCATCGTGCTTTGTCCTGTTGTTTATATTAAATTTAGCCCAGTCTTCCAGTGTTCTTTGAAAGTACATATCTCCATAGCCAGTTTCTTTTAATCCTACAAAATCTTCTATATAAGACTCTATAGCAGCAGCGTGAGCTTGCTTGATATCTTCACTTGAATTTGGTATTCCACCAAGCTCTCTTTCAGTTATCGATAATTTATTGTACTTCCTGTCTGGTCTATTTATAGAGAAATTTCTATAACCTCTTCTTTTTAAATGATACAACAATCTAGGCTTGTTATTTTCCGCTAATATTGGCATACTGTAAAAAACTAATGCCATTAACACATCTTCAAAAAATATCTCAGCAGTTTGTGGTCTAGCTATATATTCTAAAAAGAAATGGTTTGGAGGTACGTCCTCCATACTAAATTTAGTTAAGCCATGTAAAGATCCATTTGATCCTCTTTTATCAACCGTACCTGATATATCATAACTATCACAACCAAAAGCTCCACAGTGTTCATTACCTGGATATTTCAGTCCACCCTTTATTATCACACGATTTTGGAGATTTAAAGGTGGAACCCAGGAAACTCTAAATCTACCGCTTTTGTTTGGTACAAATATAACTTTTGTATCTTTAACTCCGTTTTCCCACTGAAAACTTCCTTGAGTAACATTTATTGAGTTTTTAAGATCTTCATTAAAATCTATCTGCTCATATATCTTTGAAAGGTTAAATAGAGATTCTTTAGACTCATCTCTAAACGCGTGTTTAGTTGTGCGTGGAAACTGTCTGTAGAATTCATTTAAACCATCTTGATCATTTTTAAGACCTTCAACTTCATTGTCCCAATACTCTATAACACCTTGAGTAATTGGATCTCCAAAAGGACCTACTACTTCTTTTTCTGGTGTGTTGAATACAGGAAAGCCATAAGAATCAATGTAGCCTTCGTAGTTCCATTCCATAGGTATGAACAAAGAATAGAGTCCTGAGCGAGTCTGTCCATTGGCGTTTCTTTGTGTAACGTCTGAATCATTGTAAAGTTTTTTAAAGTTATCTCCTCCTTTATCTAAAGCGTTTGACGTTGATCCCATCATACACTTGCCTATAATTCTTGAACCTAGTCTTAAACAAGTTCTTGTAACCCTCCAGTTATTTAATATATTAGTTGGTCTCTCCCACTTTCCACTTTCATCGTGTACTAGTAGTTTTAATTTCTCACCGTCATACGAGTTGTCCCCCGTGTTTTTCCAGTCGATCGTCGTGTCGAGCCCTGTGATCTCTTGTAGCTTCTCGTTTGAATCGAGCTTGCGTCTCGTAAACTTTGACGCGGGAACTCTATAAGCGAGCTCTGTCTTCGGTCGATCCATTCCGTCCTGTATTGGCTTGAAAAAGAAGGGGTAATTGACTGATATTGGTACAACTTTGTCTGTAAACATCTTCTTTGCATCTGGTCCAGATTTGGACAATATACCAAATCTAGCATCTGAAGATATCGTTGCTTGGTTAACGGTTTCTCCTGAAGCCATAAACGAAAAACCCGATCGTCTGTTTTTAAGGTAGCACATTCCGTAGCTACGTTTATCTGCTTTGCAAGCTTCCCAGAATATGTAGAATAATCTGTTTGATTCCCTAAAGTCTGGCTGCCCAACGTCAATCTTGCTCCACTGCAAGTACATATAGTTAGTGCCAGTAATGTAAGTAGCCAACCCTTTATTATAAAACCAAAAACCCTGTCCTCTTCTATTAAATTCTTCATCAATGTAATCATACCATTTTTCTTTAAATTCCAAAGGATATTCTTCCCAGTCAAATACTGATTTTATTTTACTAAGCTCCTTTGGGTACTCAGTGTAACTCCATCTGTCGTCTTCAAATGTGTGTATATTTTCAGCTTTTGGTAAAGCTATTTTTAAATCCTGTATTTCATAAATTTCACCTATTTCACCGGTTTTACTTATAACCACCAAATCGTGTTCTTCGTTATAACCGTACTCCCACTTCTTATACCTATTCATTCTTTTAAGAACTTTAGGCTTTATGTAGTCTTCTAATACTTTGTATAAAGTTTGCTCGTACATTACTTAGATCTCCCTTCTGCAAAGCCTTTAAAAGATTTTTCTTCTTTAACTTCCACTGGTTTTTCGTTTAACATATTTTCTTCAGCTTCTATTCTATTTAGTATTTCAAAAGCATCAAATATAGCTAACTTTTTTGTAGCTGCAGCGTTTTTTAATCTGTCAGCCGATATATCGTCATCCGAATCAACAATAGCTTCTTTAGCTACTTTGATCAACTCCTCTACTGCTTTTTGCCCAGCTTGGATTATGTTCAACTTCGTTTCCTTGGTATTCATATTTAATTACGATATCATTAGATTTCATACAGTATAATCTTTTTCCGTCAATCAAAAACTCCCATTCTCCGTTAGGCGTATAGCCAACTAAGTCTCCTGAGTTAATTCCTAGCGCATTTAAAGAGCTATTGTCATATTTTAATATACCAACAAGGCTTCTTTCTTTATCTAGCGTTAAAGACTCTGTATTTTTTATAGGTGAAACAAAACATCTGTCTCCGAAAGACCTCCATTTGTCACCTTTATTATATAAGTAAATTTGATCTATAGCGCAAAAATGCCACTCATCTTTAAACCAAGATCTACTTTTCTTTTTTCTCCCCTTCATGTCATAGAATACTCTAAACACGTTTTGGTGTATAACAATTATATCACCAACTTCAATATCAGTATTAAAAGCCTGAGGTGTTTCTACTACTTTAGCTAGTCTATTGACAAATTTAAAATCTTCAATTTTTGTATTTACAACTAACTCCTTACCTGCTATTGTTATTTTATTACTGTATTTTTCGCCTAACGGCTCTACTATAAAGTCATATAAAGCTTTCAATACTCTAAGTCATATTCAACGGATATTGCCATGTGAGAATTAAACTTCTTCCATGGCATTACCTCGTTGTTTTTCTTAATGTGAATATTGTAAGAGTTATCAGACTCGTCAAAAAGTATATGTGAAATCTCGTGACCTCCATAAACTTGTTGACCTACAGAATAATGCATAGCATCGTTTTTGTAGTCAGAGCCAATACTTATTTTTCTTACAATTGAAGACATATTACGCTTTTTCTAGTTTAGCGTCTTCTTCAATAATTTCATATTCACCTGTTTTTAGGTTTATATTAACTGGACCGTACTCTTTTTCTAACTCAAGCTTGTAATCTTCTAGCTCTTTGTTAGCATCTGCCACTTGATGTAAAAGTCCATGCTTTTGTGATTCTAAAATACCAATTTGATTAACTAAACCCATTAGTTTATCTTGGCTTTCGTTGATTTGTTTTAATTGCTCTTCTGTGATTTTTTTACTCATTTGATTTAATTTAATTGTTTATAATTTATTATTACTTGTTTTTCTATTTATTACTTATTGACTTTGCTTTTTCCCAAGTTCTACCTACAAAATAAGCTCCGTAAACGGTTACTAACAATGTTTGAAATATTGGTATATATTCTTTAGCTAGCCCAAACTCACCTATGTTACCATCAAAGAAAGCTAAAGACGTAAAGATTACAGTTAGATATATTAATATCATTGGTCTAATGTTTTTACTTAAAAAACTATCAGACTTCATATCTGCTTCCCAACGCTTGCTAACTTCTAATTGAGCTTTAGTATCTGCGTCTTCTAATATCTGCTGTATTTGTTTCTTTACTTCTAACCTTTCTTCCTCGGTTGTAGTAAGCTTGTCGATGACGTTACCAATCTCTTTGATAACGCCACCTGATAGCCATTGAATTATTTTTTTCACTATCTTTTATCCGCTTTTTTTTGAGCCTCTGTTCTAGGGTGAAATTTACCACTAGCATCTCTGCCTCCACCAAGTACAATTTCATTAGTAGCTCTTTCTCTAACAATACTACCGTCATATACTAGCCTTGAAGTTGGATTTTTATCTACTACGCCTCTATTAGGTTGAACACTCTTTTTTTTATCTCCTACGTGTAGTGGTGATCCTGCTGCGATAGAGTGTTTGTTTGTAAATGGTTTCATTTTTTTATTTTTTAATTGGTGTTTCTGTTACGTATTTCGCGCCAGGAAATTTATAGTCATATCCTGGGTACATTATTTTTGTATATCCTCGGTCATCAGTACCTAGTACTTTAAAATCGACTCCTTTCATTGTTATATCGCCTCCTAATATAGTATTTTGAGGCTCGTTAACATCAGGGCTGTTTTTTAAATAACCTGTCTTAGATGTCTTCATTATGATCTTCTATAAGCTTCAGCCTCCCAAGGCAGGTTTTTAGCACCTTCCTTCATATCGGCTCGTGAATATTTTTTACCTTTCCAGTATACGTAATCATCGTCGTAATCTAAATCACCTCTATCCATTTGTTCTAAATGAATTTTCTCGTGAGCAACTACATCTTCTACTTGATCTGGATGTAAATCTTTATTTATGGTTATAGAACCATTGTTGTTAGCTTTTCCCATAACACCGTCTTCCATATCTACTCGATATATTGGAGTGTTGTCCATGTGGAAAGGTGGGTTATCTAGTTTAAAAGCCATATTTATTTTTTATAAGGAAAAATTTTGTTTAGTATTTCTTTTCTTTTATTGCAACCACAAGGTTTTCCTATTTTTTCAGAAGCTAAGCTAATTATTTTTTTCACGCCAGTTGCTGTGGTGATTTTTTCAACTGTATCACCTAGCCCTTTAGATTCCATAGTAATCTCCTGTTATTATGTCCGATATTAATTTTTCTGGGTCTTGGTTTTTAGTTTCATATTTTCTAGTCCTTGTTCCTACTTGAGAAACACCTGTTCTCTCCGTTTGGGTTTCGTCCCATTTTTTAGTACCATAATCGTCTCTGTATTTTTGAGCTGCTTTTTTAAAATTTCCTAAACTTCCATATTTTAATTTTTCTTCACTAGACATACCTTTCCAAGCTTGCGAATCTGAGAGTCTTACGTTAATTTTGGTTCTATTTTTAATAGTATCTGAACCACCACCACCGCTACTTCCGGACATAGGTGGAGTTTCTGGTTTGTAATCAAGACCGAAATCCGTATCAACTCCTTTGAAGTCATATACAACTTTATCTTTACCTTGATTTCCGTAATTGTAGATATTAGTAACAGAGTTATCGTAATCACTAGAATTAGTTTCTTTACTAGTATCTGGTTCTTTAGGTTTAAGACCGTCTATAGCTTTTGCAGTTCCACCGGCTATCTTGTTTTGCATGTCTTGAAAAGCAGGTGCAGTGGAAACATAACGTATACCGTCAACGCCGCTTTCGTAGTTACCTTTTAAAGGTGATGGACCCATGTTTAGAGGAGTTTGTTTGTATGCCATTGTTATTGTTTTAGGTATTAATTAATCGTAACCGTCGTCCCCTGGAAACTTTTGTGGATCTACAGATTCAGAGTAGTTTTCTTTAAGTCTTTCGGCAACAACAGCTCCTTTAGGGTCGTAAGACTCTATGTCATCTCCTGCGAACTGAGCTTCTGGTAAATCGCTTTCAGTGTCTACAGAGTTTAATTTTGGATTTTTTTGTTTATTTTTCATTAAAAAAAAGGGATTTTTTACTGAAAATTTTTTTTGAAATGGTGAACTCATTATTTGTATGTTTTTGCGCGTTGTGTAATTGGTCCTGCTTTATAATCGCAAGGATATTTAGATACTTCTAATCCATCTTTGCCTGAGCTAGATCCTTTTCCCATTGGGAAACCTTCTTTGCTTAATGGCCCGTCCCAAATAGCGTTTTCACCTACTTGACCTGATAGATCTACTTTTAAGTTTTTAATATTTTTCATGTTGTTTTGTTTTATAAATTTCTTTTAGACATCATTCGCTGTATACCTCTATCTGAAGGCTTATTGCCATCTACAACTGATCTAACAACCTCTTGTTGGTTTTGAGGTATAAAATCACTAGTAGCTCCACTTTCTAAAGTCTGTGCGCCTTGAACTTGTCCACCACTTTCTAGAGCCGTTAGTCTTTCTTCAGTAGTAGATTGAAAATCGTCTTGAACACCTACACCAGTTGTCATACCGGCTGAAGCACCTTGCATTAGTCCACCG